AATACTTCCTTCAAACGTCAGCTTTGCTATATCGTTTTTTCCTTTGCTTCTTTTCTCAACTTTGTTCATTTTGCCTATTGATTTTTCTTAGCAGGTTTCTATTTGTTTATCTCTACAAATTATATCACACATTCAATCAAATGTATTGACATACATTCAAAAGTATGTATAATATAATTATGATACATACATACGAATGTATCATCAACGTAAGTGTCCCATGGAATTTTTTTAAATTAAATTTATTTGAGTGAAGCGAAAAGAAATTTAAGTTAAAAAAATAGGCAATGGAATTCATGAGCAAAGCGAATGAAGTCGCTTGCCGTTCCGCCCCAGCGCCAGCAGGGGCAAAAGGGACACGAAAAAGAAACACAAAGGAAAAGGCACGAGGAAAAGCCGAAAAACCTCAGAAAGGAAAAAACATGAAAACAACTATTGTAGGCTGGACAAAAAAGAAAGCATTTAACGGAGTAATAGAGGGCAAGCAGATAAACAGCCCTGAAAAGGTCGTCTTTCAGCTTCTGCAGGAAGTTGATAACCCCGACTGTCATGGAAAAATGGTCGATACGCTGAAAATTCCGACCGAAAATGCAATCAGACTTAATGGAAATTCGGAAGATTTCAATAAGTTGCTCGGCTGTGATGTTATGCTGAACTATCAGATTTTTAACGGACGTTCTCAGCTTGTTGATATCACCGTAATTAATGCAGACGGAACACTTCACCGCAACACAAAATAATTAGCGGTGAAACCGCTGTTATAAAAATTTAATAAGAAAGGAGTTTTGCTAATAATGGAAGCTGTAACAACAATGCTTAGTAATGCCGTTACTGTTTTTGGTTCTTGTTGGGATGCTATGACAAGCAACGTACCTATTGCAATTCTTGTAGGTCTGTCTCTTCTCGGCTCAGGTGCAGGACTTTTCGCAAAGTTCAGACACGCTGTATAAGCAAAACCATTTACATAAGCGGAGTAATTCAAATTGCTCCGCTTAATTTTTTTGAAAGGAAGTTGATAAATTGAGAAAAAAGATTAAGCAAGTGTTGTGTATGATCTCTGCACTTGTTGTGATGATATGTTGTGCCGTTCCTGCGTTTGCTGATGATACAGTAACTAAAAACGACCTGTCAAGCGTTAAATGGAATATTGTTAGTAAATCTTCTGACATTCCGCATTTTACTGATGTTTATAACAATTTTTCTTCAACTATCTCTAAAACTGATAATTATATTGCTGTTTATGGTAAAAAATCTGACGGCACATCAGAAACTAATATTCTTTATTTTGACCCTACCGCTATTGCATATTATAGCTTTACAAATAATCAATTTTTGTTTGGTTCAAATTATGAGTATGATTCACAACGTCTTTTATTCAAATTCGATTCTTCTGATAATAAAACTGAATCTGTTGGTTATGGCGGTTGGAATGTTACTAAACCTAGTGGTTTTACAAAATCTGAATGTAAAGGTTTATTAAATCTTAATGACTATGTTCAATCAACTGTTAAAGTATATTTCCATACAAAAGTATATGATTTTGACAATTTAGAAAACGAGTTAGAACCCCCTGACCCTAACGCTGTTCCTGCTCCGTTTACTGTTACATATAGTCCAGACTTGAAACTTAATCTTAAACGTAAAACTTCTGATTATGAAACAAAGTCTATAGATGTTACTTTGACACTTAATCAAGATTATCTTGATTGGTATATACGCCGTTATGCTGAAATGTTAGGTGATAAAGAAGTAGGTACTTATGATAGTGCTAGTATAAAAATGATACTTGATTCTATTCTAAATACTCTTGATGTTGCAAAAGATTTTGATTTAACTGGTTGTGGTAAGTCAAAGTGTATTTACTTTATTTCGTTGTCTGATCCCTCTAAACCTCTTAGAACTGTTACACAAAACAGTGTTTATACATATCTATCTCAACAACGTTATAGTATCATTGATAGAGATAATGGAGATATAGACGGCTCAACTAGTACAGCTGTTTATGCTAATGGTTTGTATCCGTACTTTACTGTAGACTTCAATGAATATTTTAAGCATACAATGCAATCTGATATAGCTTCTGAAAATTGTTCTTATAAAAAATATCAGGCTGTTATAAAGAATTTGCCTACTTATCAGCTTTCTATACCTCTTGAAAATATAGATGCAGAAAAGTTTGAAGTTATATCCGTTCTTAATTCTATCCTTACTTGTGAAACTTTATTCCCTACGGAAAGCGGTCAATCTGTTTTTAATGGTAGCTTTAAATCAGCTTATAGTGTTGATAGAGGTCCTAATGGTGTTAACTTTAATAATATTGATTATATTAATGTTGATAAATGGGACACTGATGATACTGGTTATCTTGATTATTTTTCAAAATCTGATTGTTATTCTGTTTATACTGCTCAATTTAGTTTTGATAGTTATCCGAAATATGTTCCGCTTAAAGACGGCAAGGGCAATGATATTGATATGATTAAAACAAATCCGTTTGATTTTTCAAAAAGTCCTGTTGCTCCTGGTACTTATCAATCAGTAAATAAAGACGGTACTTTATCAGAAGAACGCACACTTGAAGAACAGAAGAAGCATGATAAAGATAATACTTTTTCTAAAAATTTTGCTAGTGTTGATTATACTGATTTTTCATCTATTTTTTCAACCTCTAGCTCATATTTTGAGTTTTTAACTGCTTCAATCCGTATTCTTCCTGATTGGTTTATTGCTACTTTTACAGCATGGTTTGTTACATTTCTCACACTTGCACTTATTAAGTATGTCATTCAATAAGGGGGTATATTATGCGTGTAGTTGCTATTCTTGTATCTGCTATATTGTTTTATCTTATCCCTGACGCTGTTCTTGAAACGATTTTTTCAACTGGCTTCACTGCCTGCCGTAACATTTCTCAGTATATTTTTAATGCTGTTTCTAACCTAATTAAATAAGGTGGTGTGTATGGATATTATTTATGCTTTCAAAGCTATCTTTTATAATTTAACTCTCTGTATGTCTTATACTTTTGATTTTGGCTCTTATACTTTTTCTCTTGGTTCTGTTATTGTCGGCAGTATGATTTTATCCTGTTCATCTGCTTTCATTATATATCTTTTAAAACGATAGGAGTAATTATAATGGTTAATATAATATGTTTTGTTCTTGCCGTATTGATGATTTTTTCTCTTGTATGGCTCGTTAGGAGGTAGAAAAATGCTTAACTTGGTTTTGTTTATACTCGTTGTCTGCTTTTTGGTTTGTACTATAAGTGGTGTTATAGGTTTCTTCACTGACCTTAGAAACTTTAAAGCTGAACATGAGTTCAGCGGAAACAGAAAACAGCTTATTGAGTTTTTGATGTTCGGTGAAGATGTTGAAATAAAAGCCGTTCCTGCGGTTGAATCTGATGATTGTGAGGTGAACGATAATGAAAGTACACATAGTGTTTGATGAAAATAACCCATTTTTTCAGCTTTTAAAGTCAATGGGCTGTGATCTCTCGCAAGAAGTCATGAATAGATATGACGCTTTGCTTCTCGGCATGGCTTTTATATTCGCTGTGGTTATGCTCTGTATCTTCTGCAAGTTTTTCTATAATGTGATGATACGCATGACACGTTGTGCAAGTGCTGTGTGAGGTGTTACATGAATAGAAAACTATTTCATATAATTAACTTTTTGTGTTGTATGCTTGATACTTATTTTTTCATTGCTCCCTTTATAGTTTTTTATGTAATTACTTCTAATAGTATTATTTCATATCCCTTTACTACTCCTAAACAAACTGCTTTATTTGGCTTTGTTTTGTTTATTCTTTTGGAGATTATTATACATCATTTTATTTTTTCTGTTTTTCATCTTGTTGATTATTTTAGAAAGGATTAATGTTATGATACTATTTGATTACATAAAACAAATACCGCCCTTTATCACCTATGAGGTGTATGACCACCTTTTCGGTGCATATTTCAATAATTCCGCTATTTTTCAAGGTTGGGGCATACACCTCTATACCGGTAAATTCGGCACCGGTAAAACGTCAACCCTTGCTCAGATAGCATATAACTATTGTGTGCGTTATCCTCAGTTGTCTATACTTACAAATATCAATCTTCAAAACTTCCCTGAGTGGACGAATATATACAAGCTTAATTCCGCACAAGATATCCTGCACGCTCCTAAAAACTGTATCGTTGTGATTGATGAGATAGGTACTATCTTCAATTCACGAGATTTTTCAGGTGGTAAAAGAGCCGTTCCAAAACCGCTTTTTCAACACCTTTGTCAATGTAGAAAGCGCAAAATGATGATACTTGCTACAGTTCAACGCTTCAATCTGCTTGATAAGCAGATACGAGATATAACGGCTACAGTGTCAACGTGCCGTGCTACATTTCGTCACCCTTATACACGTCTTATCAAGGTCAAAACCTATGATATAGACGAGTATGAAGCGTATACTGAGAATAAGTCATATATGCCGAAAAAGCTTTACAGCCGTTTGTATTTGCAGACTAATCAGAGCCGACAGCTATATGATACTTCTCAGCTTGTAGATAATATGCTTGATAAGGAGTATATTACTGATACGGAAATACTTGCCAATCGTGGACTAGATGTCACAAGTGACATAATGCACGATAGAAAGACAAGCAGAAGCCTGCGAAAAAGGCGTGGCGTATAGCCACGAGCGACCGCAGGGGCGAGCGCTTGCGCCGCCCTGCGGTGCGTGTGGCTATTACTTGATATTAGCCACAAAAAGTACTCATTTTTAAAAATGAGGTGTTAAAAATGCCCTTAAAAACGTCCTCTAAAGAGGTCAAGTGCAATACAAAGATAAAGGAATATCGTGACGGCAGTTACACTATAACACGTTCTGACCGACACATTTTTAAAGACCCTGCATTTGAGTATCACTGCAAGCATGAACATAGTATTGACGAACTTTCAAGACAAGAGCAACTAAAAACGGCTCGTGAAAATTACATATGTTATTTTGAGTATGAGGACGAAAACGGAAACATAACGCTTGATATGCTTGATACTCGCAAGTTTAAAGATAAGCAGTCACAAAGCGGTGAAGTTCGTTCCGATAGTGTTCAAAGAGCAAAGCAAAGTATCTTTGATATTGTTTATCAGAATGATTGGAAGTACTTTCTTACTATAACATTTAGCGGTAAAGATTTTGACCGCTCCGACCCTCGGGAAGTCTTTAAGCCCTTGAAACGTTGGTTTGATAATGCTGTTCAACGTAAAGGCTTGCGTTATGTCCTTGTTCCTGAGTATCACAAAAAAGGTGGTATACATTGCCACGCTCTTATAAACGATTGTGACTTTAAGTTTGTTGATAGTGGTACACGTCTTGTTAGGGGTCATGACAAGCCCCTTAAAATAGATACTATAAAGCGCCTGCATATATGTGATAAACTCGGCTGTGATATATCTGATTTGCCTGTAGTGTATAATGTTTCTGATTGGAAATATGGATTTTCAACTGCTATTCAGACTTACGGACAGATGTCTAATTTAGCATTTTACGTCACAAAATATATTACTAAAGACGTGAAAAAAATCTTCGGTAAATTCTTCTGGAGTAGCAAGAACATTGTTCGTAAAACTAAAGAGATCTATTGCAATTCAGATTTCAAAGATGATTTGCCGATAGTCTCCCCCCCTCGTGCTAATGTCTGTTATCAGTATGAAAGTAGTTTCACCTTTTCAAGTCAAGTCGAAAAGAACTGCAATGATATACTTCAATATCTTAAAGAGAATGGAAATGATGATGTCCTATGATTTTTAAAGAATGGTTTGAGATGTTCTATAACGCATATTGCGTTGATGTGATAGCCTATGATTGCTATAAGGACTATTACTATATAAATCAAAAACACTTCGGTTATATAGCCGATTTGGAGCTTACAGAGGTCAAGCCTATTGATATTCAGAATTGTCTTAAATCCACCCTATCTTACAGTAATGATCGTCAAAGACGTTCATATTTCTTACTTAAACGTGTATTCCGTGAAGCTATAGTTAATGGTTATTGTGACAAAAACCCTTGCGACTATGTTAAACCTCCAAAACGTATAAAAAAAGAAGCTGAATATTTCAGCCCCGATAATCTCGTACACCTTTTTGATGATGATAGTAGAGTTTGCAGAATGTTTCAGCTTGACTTGTGGACAGGTCTCCGCCGTGGTGAACTTCTCGCCCTTAGTTGGGATAACATTGACCTTGATAATAGATATCTTAAAGTCTGTCAGACACTCGTACATACTTCATGCGGTGATAGGATTGTACAGACCACAAAATCTCGCCGTGATAGGCTTATCCCCTTGCATAGTAATGCAATAGCTATTCTTCATCAGATACGCTCTCAGGACGTCTCAGACGGCTTTCTGTTCGTTTCACCTATAACGCATACAGTAATATCCCTTAGACGTTATAACAGGCTTTATAGAATGTTCTATGAGCAACAAAAAACAAAGTATCCTGATTTACAGTATCTCACCCCGCACAAGCTTAGACATAGCTATGCAACGTATCTTATTCAGTGTGGCGCAGATATCGAAACCCTCAGAGCATTGCTCGGACACGTTGATATAACAACTACCCAGCGTTATGTACATAGCAATTTCAACCAAATGTGCAAAGCTGTTAATAATCTCAAATTTGAATAATAAAGGAGTTTTTAAAATGAAAAGTAAATTTTATACGGAGCAAAAACACAAAGAAACTATGAATTCCGTTGATATGCTCGAAGGTTGTATAAATCGTATGTGCGTTACTGATGATATTAATGAATTACGTCAACGTCTGATGAATTCAATGTGTATCTTGTCTGAATTGTATGTCATTAATCTTGAAAAGCTTAAAGAGCGTTTTTCTCAGAATGATTTCTGAATGTGCAAAGCTGTGAATAATCTCAAATTTGAATAATAAAGGAGTTTTTAAAATGAAAGAGTTTAATTTTTGGTGTAAAGAAAATACCGATCATGGCGAATGTGCCGATAAGGTATGCGATTATGATAACTGTTGCTGTTATGCCCACTGTGAGGAATGTATATTTTATCTTACAGATTCTCCTGCTTGTGAGAATTGCTCTGTACCTTGTTATGATGATTAATACTTACCTGTGTATGTTTTTTGCTTCTTTTTTTCGTTCAAAAGCATTCGGGTGGTAAAGTCGAACTCGCTGTGGGCAGAACTTTTGAACGAATGGGCTACATGTTCGACATCTGAGTAACTATGCACAAGTCTTGCTGTCTGCTCCTGCCGTTCGCTATATGCAAAAGCAGGAAGAAGATTAATCTTCTTCCTGCATATCCTTTTCGAGTAGTTCAATTATAAGGGCGTTCAGGCTCTTTCCCTTGCGTTCTGCATGGGCTTTGTAGACTTCACGCTTGCCTTTTGGCACTCGTACCTTGATTTCGTCAAGCTTTGCGTGATACTTGGCTACTGCTTTTTTCTCTGCTTCTGTTAACATTTTTATCACCTCTGAATTATTATACATTATTCCGTTGTATGTGTCACCATATAAAATAAACAAATATGCTCCCATATATTTGTTTAAAATGTCAATTGAAATGTGTGCCCATATATGATATAATATATATAGTGAAAGAGATAAAGGTAACTTTCACAGCGGAGGAAATTGAAAGGAGTGAGGATAATGCAGAATATGCCGACAGCTACAGAACTTGCGATAAAGTATGCAAAGCGTGAACAGCTTAGAATTATAATAGACAAGGCTCTGAACATTCATGCTGATTGCGAATATGAAGCTTTAT